AATCCTGAAGGATATGTGGGTGGTGGTTACGGACAATTTAGTGTTCCACATCAATTTAGTCCTGACACAACAGGAATATATTTTGATAACTACGAAATAGCACATTTCCGTTTACTTACAGATGTAAACTATTTGCCTTACGGACGTTCATATATTGAACCAGCTCGTAAATTATACAAACAATATTCATTAATGGAAGATGCTATGTTAATTCATAGGATCTCTCGCGCACCAGAAAAACGTATTTTCTATATTAATGTAGGTTCTATTCCTCCAAATGAAGTAGAAAACTTCATGAAGAAGACTATTGCTACAATGAAAAAAACACCTTACGTAGATCAACAAACAGGTGAATATAACTTAAAATACAACATGCAAAACATGTTAGAAGATTTTTATATTCCTGTTCGTGGTAACGATAGTGCTACTAAAATTGAAACTACTAAAGGTTTAGATTATACTGGAATGGAAGATGTAGTTTATTTAAGAGATAAACTATTTGCCGCTCTTAAAGTACCTAAAGCATTTATGGGTTACGAAAAAGATTTAACTGGTAAAGCAACATTAGCAGCTGAAGATATTCGTTTTGCTCGTACAATTGATAGAATTCAACGTATACTTTTATCTGAATTATATCGTATTGCTTTAGTACATTTATATGTTCAAGGATATAAAGGTGAAGCGTTAACTAATTTTGAATTATCATTAACTACTCCATCTATTATATACGATCAAGAACGTATTGCGTTGATGAAAGAAAAAGTTGACTTAGCTAAAAACATAATGGATGCTCAACTTTTACCTACAGATTGGATTTACCACCACATATTCCACTTCAGTGAAGATCAATATGATGAATATAGAGATCTTATACTTCAAGATGCTAAACGTAAATTCCGCTTAGCTCAAGTAACTGAAGAAGGTAATGACCCACTTGAAACCGGCAAATCGTATGGTACACCCCATGATTTAGCTGCACTATATGGTAAGGGACGTATGATTTCTGACCCAGGAAATGTACCAGCAGGATATAATAAAGATGTTGAGTTAGGTCGCCCTGAAGAAAAAGTAACAAACATCAACACTCAAGACAATGTTTTTGGTAGAGATAGATTAGGCCGCCAGGCAGCTAAAACAGATGATCAACCTGATTTTAATAGCAAAGCATTAACTGAAAACGTTAAATTAAAAAATTCGCAATTCATAAATGAAATTGAAAAGAAATTGGTCTTCCAATCAGATAAAGCAAAAGAATCGTTGCTAGATGAAAACCAATTGCGAGATTAATCTATCCTGATATATTTATAATAAAAGCATACTTAAATGTTAATCAAACATTCAAAATTTAAAAACACCGGTATTCTCTTTGAACTTTTAGTCAGACAAATCACTGCTGATACATTATCTGGCAAGAATTCCGAAGCTTTAGGTATTTTAAAAAAATACTTTAGCAAAACAGAATTAGGTCGTGAGTATAAGTTATATGAAAGCTTAACCAAACGTACTAACTTAACGGAAGGTAAAGCAAACCTTGTAATTGACACTGTACTTGAAAGTGCAAAACAATTAAATAAATCTGCACTTAAAAGACAAAAATACAATTTAATTAAAGAAATTAAAAATCATTACGATTTAGAACAATTCTTTAAAACAAAATTGCCTAATTACAAAGCTCAAGCTGCTACATACACATTGATTGAATCTGTGGAAATAAAAGCAGCAAAAACCGAACAAGTTATTACAAACAAATTAGCTGTATTAGAACATTTAACTTCTACAACATCTAAAAAAGAAAATAAAACAGAAGAGGTTTTTGAAGAATTAAACAAAGCAGATAAAGGTACTCGTATTTTAACATACAAACTTTTATTAGATAAATTTAACAGCAAATACGCTAATTTTAGCCCTAGTAAAAAAGATATACTTAAAGAATTCATCAACTGTGAAGACAACCCAGTAAAATTAAAAGAATTCTATAATTCCAAAACTATCGAAATTAAAAATCGCTTATTTGAATTAAACAAGAAAACAAGCGATCAGGTTACTAAAATTAAATTAACCGAAACAATTGGTCTTTTAGCTGAATTAGGTAAAAACGATAAAGTAAACAACGATCATATGGTTAATTTGTTACAGTATTGTGATTTACTTGACGAATTGAAAAAGATAAATGGATAATAAAGATAAAATAAAAGAAATTATCCGTGCTAAATTAAAGGAAATGAGTGCTACCGGCGCTGGTGCTGGAGCTGCTCATTTTGAACCTGGTGCTGGTGCTCAATATGCCACTCCGTTTGCGTTTAATCCAAATAAAAAAGCTAAAGGTGCTCAAAACATCTATTACTATAAATTGGGTTGGAAACCAGTTCCAGTAGAAAAATTACATAAAGCTTCTAAAACTATTGACCATAAAGATTTATGGAAGAAAAAATTAGAAGAAAAAGAATCAACAGACTCATTTATCAATTCATTAAATTTACAAGATGGTGATTTAAAATCATTCATCACAGATCGAATTGATGATTATGATGAAATTGAAAATAAATTAAACACATTGTTACCTTTACTAAAACAAGCTAAAGCTAAAACTGAAAAGGCATATAAAGAAAAACCTGATTTCAATACAGCTAAAGAACTCCCAGGCACTGAATTTGGTAAAGAACAATTAGACAACATGATTAAAAACGCAAACAATTTATTAACATTATTTAATAAAAAATAATATGACACTACAAGAACATTACAACTCAATCGTTGGTGGTAAGGGAAATAAAGCACAATTTTTAAAACAAGCTCGTCACTTGTTTCCACAACACATTACTAACCTTTTAGATTTTGATACTACTGTAAATGTATTAAAATCAAAACAAATCATCAGTGAAAATACTATTGGTGGTGTTGTTAGTAAAGGTTTCAACATTGTAGATTGGAAAAAAGTATTAGCTGAAGAAACTAAAGCTGTAGAAAAAAACGTATCTAAAGAAGTTGAAGATTATCGTAAAAATGCTTACAATAACGCAGACATGAAAAATGCTGACAACGTTAATTTTAACGAAATCATGAAAGGTTTTTATCTTGAATTAAAAAATCCTAAAAACCATGACAAAACTGTAGATGAATTAAAAGACATCGTTGTTAAAAACTTAGCAAAAGATGCTTTACATTACACCAAAGATGGAATGTTTGGTGTTGAAGGTGTTGGATTTACAGACGAAGCACCATCATTAAAACAACCAGTAGAACCAAAAGGTAAACACAAATCAAGTGGATATGGTGATTTAGACGTTGACGTTGAAAAAGTAAAAGCAAACGTTAAAGATACATTAAGTAATAGTGAAGCTAAAACTTCAATGCCTAAAAAAGTAAAGGAAATGCCTGTAACACCTCAAAACTCTGCTGGTGTTAAGAAAATGAAAACACCGGGTGCTGAAAAAAGAATTAAATTAAAAGAAGTAGTAACTGGCGAAAATCCATATTTTGATACTGACCCTTCAGATGGAGATGCTGACCATGAATCAAACATGCGATATGGCGCTGAAAATTATTATGATAAAGGAAAAAAAGCATTTGAAGAAGGAGATTTAGAAAAAGCTCAAGAATATTATAAACAAGCTTTAGATTTTGGTGGTTGGTTAGGTTGGACAGAAAAAGATTTACCACCATATAGTTCATTAAAAGAAAATACTGATGTTTTAGATCAACATCTAAGTGTTATTGATTCAAATAAAATGAGTAGAGATGAAGCATACGCTTATCTTGAGAACACAGATTTAAATCCATCTCAAATCAATACTATTATGAATTATGCTTTTCCTTTAAAATTAGATAAAGATATACCATTTCAAGGAATGACTGAAAATGAAGCTCTTTATCAACAACTTGCAGACCTTCAGGATGAATTAATGAATGAAAAAGATCCTGAACGTGCGGCTGAAATTGAAGCTAAAATTAAAGCTTTAGAAACTGGATTAAGAGAATCAAAAGTACGTTCTTTAATTGCTAAACTTATTAAAGAAGAATTAAAATAACATGAAATCGCTACTTGTAGAAACTCGTCCCTTTAACGTATCACCTGCCTCACTTACCGAAGGTAAGATGAATGGTAATCCATTAGTTGAAGGTGTTTTAGCTACCTGTGAAGTTAAAAACGGTAACGGTCGTTATTATGCTAAAGATTTATGGGAACGTGAAATCGACAAGTACATGACTTTAGTTAAAGACAGACGTGCTTGTGGTGAATTAGATCACCCTGATTCTCAAGTAGTTAACTTAAAAAACGTATCACATAACATCAATAGCATTTGGTGGGATGGAGATAATATTATGGGTAAAATTGAAATACTACCTACCCCGTCAGGCAACATTTTAAAATCACTAATTGGTAGTGGTATTAAAGTTGGTGTTTCATCTCGTGGTATGGGTAGTTTAAAACAAGTAGGTGAAGTATTAGAAGTACAAGACGATTTTGAATTATTGTGTTGGGATTTCGTTTCTACACCTTCAAACCCAGGCTCGTTTATGTCTCCATTGCGTGAAGGATTAAATTCATCTCCAATCAATCCATATTATAAAGTAAATTCATTAGTAACAGAAATATTGTGTGCTAATGGAACTTGCCCAATAATATAATTTTTAAATATAAATTTTAAAACTAAGGCGCTTTCAAAAGAAGCGTCTTTTTTTTCCTTTTCTTCGACTTTGAATAGATATGTACATACGTATACTAGAATGTGCCCAACATAATGAGGCATTGTGAATTATAAATCTTATTACGCTTTGAAATTATTTCACATTAAGCGTACTTCCAAAAATTAAAAATTAAGGAAAAATGGCAACAAACAGAGACTTGCTTAAAGAAGCAATCGCCGATGCTAAAACTGTTAAAGAAACAGCTATAGCAAACGCAAAAGCAGCTTTAGAAGAATCTTTTGGTCCTTTTCTTAGAGAAAAATTAGCTGCTAAACTTGAAGAAATTGAAGTAGCAGAAGATTTAAGCTTAACAGAAATGGAAAAAGAAGAAGCTTATGAAGCTGAAGAAAAGAAGCCAATGGAAGAAATGGGATACGAAAAGGAAGTTGAAGAAGAAATTTCTTTAGACGAACTTTTAGCCGAAATCAGCAAAGAAGAGGAACTCGACGAAACTAAAAAAGAAGAGAAACTTGACGAAGCTAAAGAAGCTGAAGGTGAAGAAGAAGAAATGTCTATCGAAGACATGACTGAAGAAGATCTTAAATCTTTTATTGAAGGAGTTATTAAAGACATGGTAGCTGCAGGGGAACTTGAAGCTGCTGAAGGTGGTGAAGGTGAAGAAATGGAAATGGAAATGGGTGCTGAAGAAGAAATGCCTGAAGAAGGTGAAAGCGAAGAAGAAGTTAACATTGACGAACTTTTAGCTGAATTAGACGAAACCAAATCGGAAGAAATGGAAGAAGCTAAGAAAGAAGAAGTAGAAGAAGTTAAAAAAGAAGAAGAAATGGAAGAAGCTAAAAAAATGAAAGCTGACCTAGATGAAGCTTATGCTGCAATCGAAACTCTTCGTTCTGAACTTCAAGAAATCAACTTGTTAAACGCTAAACTTCTTTACACTAACAAGATTTTCCGCAACAAATCTTTAACTGAATCACAAAAGGTAAAAGTTTTAGCCGCTTTTGACAAAGCTAAAAACAAACAAGAAGCACAACTTATCTATGAAACTTTATTAGGAAGCACAGCTACTACAGCTAAATCACCTATTAAAGAATCTTTAGGTTCAGCTTCTAAAGCTTTAGGAAGTGTAGCTAAACCAATTATCGAAAACGATGCTTTCGCACGTATGCGTGAGTTAGCTGGTTTAAAAAAATAATTAACTAAAAAAAACAAAAACAAAAAACAAAAAAATGAGCAACATTCAATCATTACTCGAATCTGCTAATCCTTGGAAGTCACTTCAAAGTGATGCTTCTAAATTAGCAAACAAGTGGTCTAAAACAGGCCTTCTTGAAGGTTTGGGAAGTGAAGTAGACAAAAACAACATGTCTATTTTACTTGAAAACCAAGCCAAACAATTAGTAGTAGAAGCTAGTTCTACTGGAGCTGGTACTTCTGCTGGTACTTTTACTGTAGGTCAATCTGAAAACTGGGCTGGTATCGCTCTTCCATTAGTACGTAAAGTATTTGGACAGATCGCTGCTAAAGAATTCGTTTCAGTTCAACCTATGAACTTACCTTCAGGTCTAGTGTTCTTCTTAGATTTCCAATACGGAACTAACGTGAACCCATTCTCTTCAGGTGGTTCACTTTACGGTACTCGTAACGCAAGTGGTCAATTCCCATTCCAAACTACTGGTACAACTGGTGGTCTTTATGGTGCTGGCCGTTTCGCTTACTCTACTAATCAATTCTCAGCTTCTGTAGCTGGTACTCATGCTACCGCTTCTTGGGCTAGTGTAGGTTTAGATTCAACTTTGTCAGCTTCTGTAGCTGCAGGTGAAATTAAAGCTATTACTGTAGCTACATCTTCATTAAGTTCATTTGATCCAGATGCAGTTCGTGGGTTTGTAATTACTTCAGGTTCTACTTTAGTAGTAGCTCGTAACTTACCTGCATTTACTACTTACAATTATACCAATGCTACAATTACATTCTATGTAACCGCTTCTTCTGCTGAAGTAGCTGCTTCTGGTTCTTGGGTAGTATATTACAACAAAGCTACTGTTGATAACAACCGTGGTGATTTTGAAGATACAAGTGCTACTTCATTCTCTGTACCTAACGCTCAAAGCGCTACTACAATTTCTATTCCAGAAATTAACATTAAGATGCAATCTCAAGCCATCACTGCTAAAACTAAAAAGTTAAAAGCTGTATGGACTCCTGAATTTGCTCAAGATCTTAATGCTTATCAGAACATCGACGCTGAAGCTGAATTAACTAACATCATGAGCGAGTATATTTCTATGGAAATTGACCTCGAAATTCTTGATATGTTAATTGAAGATGCTGCTGCTGGTACTGAATACTGGACTGTAGTAAATAACTTAGCTTATGATACTAATGGAACTGTAGCTAATAGTAACTTAGGTTTCTATAACACTCAAGGTGGTTGGTTCCAAACTTTAGGAACTAAGATCCAAAAAGTATCTAACAAAATCCATCAGTTAACCCTTCGCGGTGGAGCTAATTTCTTAGTATGTTCTCCAACAGTTGCTACTGTTCTTGAATCAATCCCAGGATTTGCTTCTGGAAACAACGGTGACGCTGCTCAAATGGAATATGCTTTTGGTGTTCAGAAAGTAGGCCAAATCAACAACCGTTATACCGTTTATAAGAATCCATATATGACTGAAAACGTTATATTAATGGGCTTCCGCGGTAAACAGTTCCTTGAAACTGGTGCTGTATTCGCTCCATATATTCCGTTGATCATG